CTTCATGCAAGCTCCCATATTTACGCTAAATACGAATAAAACAATAGCGAGCCCGCCATGAACGATGCCGACATACAGCTTATCGCGAAAGTTCGGCGCGTTTCTCATCCCCGCATATATAAATTGCGGGGCTACCAAAAACACAAATAAAACTAGAATCGAATAATTCAGAACCAAATCTCGCAGCAGACCTTTGCCTCCCCTTCCTGAAACGCAAAACTGCAACTTCATCCTTAGACGAAGCTGCAGCAGTTTTTAGATTCATATTGCGTGCGGCTTGAAAATCAATCAAAATCGTAGCGCTCTTCCTTCCACGGATCCCCGTGAATATCATAAAGTAACCGTTAATCGTTTTTTCTGAACACCTCCGAAAAGTATTTCCCTAGCCTTACGCTCATTTCCGCGCGAACAAGGTCTCGCGTCAACGCAAAACGATCCTCATACCCGCGGCAGAGATATCTATACCACATCGTACCATCAATTTGTTCATCTTCCCATACTTTGATGTTAGCTGCTCGTAATGACTTTCGAACATGAGTTAAGTCAGATGTGATGAGATTCGTCAGAGCGTCCGTCGCCAGCAAAAATAACTCCTGCATCATATGTTCGATTTTCTCCGCTTTCACACGGCCATTTGTGGTAAAAGTAAGTAGCATCGGCAATAAGATGTAGTCTTTGATCAACTGTAGCTCCTCATTATTAGGCGGTTGTCGGAGCACCGGCTTAGGCTGCTTACGCTCAATAAGTGCTTCGCGGTGCTCGGGAAGTATTATGCGGTTGGACTCCCATCGTCCGTTTGCGTCAAGTTTGCTCATAGTATCGCCCCTGTAAGAACATTTGTTTGTATTATAGGCGATGGATGGATGTTTATTCAAGTGGGGAATGTTTTTATTGACAAATCATCGATACAACCATTTCACGAAAAAATCGAAAATTTCACAACCAACAAAATCGACGAATTTTATTCCAAAAATTATTCCAGAAACAAAAAAAACCCCCGTTTTAGCCACAGGGACAGATGAATTTATACTTTTGCAACTAATCTACAAAATAGACATGGTTTTTGCAACCGCATGTTTAATTTCCGAGAATGTTTATAGCCGTGGACAAAGCTTGTAAAAGAAACCCTAGCCCAATAAATATAATACCTGTTACAGTTAGTTTCTTTGTTTTAATCGCCTTTTTCTCTGCGTCATATGCCCAAGTCCCTATAGTCTTATCAACCTTCATAAAATCAGTTGCCATTATAACTACGCCTGTTAAATCTAACAATAAACCAATAAGTTGTAATATGTTTGCCACGATTATACTCCTTCCAAAGATGTATAGAAGGATTATATATGAAATTCAATCACCATGAAAATAAAAAAAAGGGCTCGCCATCACAGCAAGCCCTTCTCGCGCATAAATGGTTCTAATATAAGCAGCTTCCTCAACGCCTCAGTTTGAAACTGTCCAGCCTGCGCCTTTTGGTACAGTTCCACCACTCGCTTTGCAATATTCGCCGCGGACACATCTTCGGTGAAACCAATCTGCGGTAACAACGGATGCAGTAGTAACAGTTTGCGTTCAGCTTCCTTCGCATATGGTCCTGTTAATTTACTCTCGAGCTCCTGCACGCGTTTAGCAATCGCGAATGCCGTGACCAGCTTCGTATCTCCGCTCTGCTGTGAGTGGATACGTTCCTCGTATTGCTCGAGTGTCATGGTATCGGCGACGGCTAATTCGGCGTATAGGCGCGTCCAAGGAAAGTTTTTACCAGGACAATTCGGCTTTCGTTTAGGGTCGATTCGATAATGACCTTCAACATAATAACTATTGAGTGATATTCGATTCTTGTTTATCCTCTCATTTTCAACTTGTATGAATTTATGGAGCCAGCAGCCGGCCCAAAATTGTTCTTCTGTTAACGATCCATCGATTCCATACTCAACAAGCTCGACTTCACCTTTAGCATTTAAATGCCCCTCGACATACCCCTCGAACTCGATACTGACCATGTAATAATTCGGATTTACGCCTTTGCGGTCCTTGACGATTGGCGCGATAGCACGGTCATATCCTCCATCATTTGCGCTTATTCCTTGCGTATAGGCGCCATGTCTAAGATCAACGTATTGATCGATTTCACCTTTGCGACTTACTACAAAGGTAGATGATGCATTTGTGTTGCCTGGAGAAGTAAACCACCAAAATACAGACTGTCGTGTGCCGGCCGTAATGTGATTGCATATCCCGATTGGTTTATATCCGTTCCGGTTGCGGTAGAAGTTTTTGCAGTTATCACCGCGCCAATTTATATTGTACATGGTGCCTCCTTAATGATACTGATCTTGTCCGTTATCCCTCGAAGCACGCTTTGCATCGACCACAGTTTCACCGACGATCCATGTTGCAACAATTCCCACAAATGCAAGAATTGTTTCACTGTCTAAATTCAAACCTAATCCATCGTTAAGAACAACTAATGCACCTGTAGCTAGTGCCAAAATAAACTTCCGTGATTTAAGCTTCTGCATGAGCTTCTTCCTCCTTGTATTCGAGTTTGTGTTTGACGAAGTTCCCTTTCGAGCTGCAAAATGGGCAAGAAATCCACCCACCCAAGAAAATATAGAGCCTGTTTTTGGTTGGGGCGCTGAATTTTTTTTCGTATTGCTCAATGTATCGGCAGGCCATTGACCGCCACTCCTCTCGATAAGATAATCAATCTTCGATTCAATCCGCGCTTGATTCGCAACATATTGCGATGTCTCGCTTTTATCCACACCGAATAGCCGCTGCAGTTGCTTCATACCTACTCGCTTTGCAACGGCCACGGCGACAAAGTTAACCACTCCGAACAGCGTGACTTCTTTCCAATGCTGTACGATCCATGCTAGAAGATCGACCAGGATTTGAATGAACATCATGTGTATGCCCCCTTAACGGGAAGGGCCTCTGATAAAGGAGTTTATCCTTAACCAAAGGCCCGTATAGATCAGATATGAGACGTAATGAATCATCATCAAATTCGGAGTATAGATATTCGTCTGGATCGAATTCGATCAACAGCAACACCCCTTTCTTTACGCAAAAAGAGCCCACGGGATGCTTTCCCAATGGACTCTATGTAGCCGATGCTTTCGGTCTGAGTAGATAATAACATTTGTTACCAACTTCGTCAATTGTTATTTCACTTTTAACCCTAATTCCTTGCGCATCTTCTGCCGACCGACTTCATTCGCTTTGTTGAGTGCGTCCATTACGGCCTTAACCTTTCTTTCTGTTGACCAGTTATCATTTATCTTGGACAATAACTTTTGCGTCTCTTGTCCAACGATGGTCTGATACTGTACATATTGCGGTCCTGTCAGATCAACGCGCGTAGATTCTTTCGATCCCTTCTCTTTTCCGGTGATGTATTTCGGAACAGCACGTGGCGCGAGTGCGTCATCTCCAGTTTCGTTCATCAGGTCAATGATCAACTGCGCTTCTTTCGACGGTTTGAACTCTGAACGTGGCGCCGGAGAAAGGAAGACATCTGCGAATGAATTTTCTCGCGTAACTGGTTGACCAAGAGTATTCACTTTCTGAGGCAATCTTTCTGCTGCCCACGGTATACGAGATGTAGATTGATTCAACAGTGATTGCACAAAGTCCGGACTATACGTTTCTCTTACATTCGGATCCATCAGCATATTTGTACGATTCAAAAAAGATGGTGTAAACATGCTTGGCACTTGTTTCGCGACATTCGTACCTATGGCCTTAATGATATTATCTTCGCCTGGAGGCAGATCGAAAGCGCGTTGCAACCCTTGTAATACCGAAGTGTTATACAACGTATTTAGGCCACCAGAAGCGGCGTTACCGATGATATCAAGTACGCTATTGGTCGGATTCTCACCTTTTGCAATCTGCCGGTCGTTCTGCTTCTTCGACTGCGAAATATTGGCGCCGATCGCTAGTGGAATGGAAGTTGGTTGCGCCCATTCGTATTGATACAATGTATCTCCTGGTTGAATTTTCGCGGCCTTATCGATGTCATCCATGTTCCCGGTTACGATCGCTTCGAGCATCCTTTGTAATGCCGATGCATTCAGTTGATATTGCCCCAAGCCTGCCGATTTCTCCAGTTCACGCACGTCTTTGTCCTTCGAAGATTCGCCTCGCAATACTCCTTTATCAGCAAGCCATAAGCCAGCACCAGATAAACCAGTACCGAATAACGCTCGTGTCAGGCTCTGCATGATATCAGCTCGCGTCAATTGTGTATTAGGATTGCGGATAATATCCGCGGCTTGCGTGATCGTTCTAACGAACCCTGCAGGACTGTAATCGATCGCACGCATCAAGAGATTGGCCGGAGTTTTGGCGAACGGCAGCACGAAGTTCCCTAACCCGAAGTTGCTCGATAATCCGGCCGTAGATAGCTTGTTTATACCGCGCTTGGTAGATTGTAAGGCTCGTGATAACAACGTGTCGTCCTGCAAAGTTACGTACTTCCCGTATTCCTTTGCAATGGCTTCGATATTATCCTCGGTATTGGTTAGATAACGATCGATGTGACGTTGAATATTGTCGGATCCTTTGACGCCTTTATTGATCGCGTCCAAGTGCGCCATTTCGCGTAATCGCTGATTCGCGGCCCTGCTGTATGCTGCGTAGTCGAAACCCTTCATTACCGCGCCAAGCGTCTTTTCAAGATACGTTAGTGGATTAAGCTTGCCTTTGAACGCTTGTCCGTTGATGTCGTAGGCAGTGGTTAATCCTTCCGGATTAATACCACGCCAACCAGCCTTTCCGCCTTCGATTAGTCCTTTAAAATAGTCTTTCGACGGCGCAAAGAAATTCTCCCACGATGCCGGACCGCCGCGGAACGTGATAGTCCGATCATTACCTGTGATCTTCGAATAGCTCCAATCAATAGGCGTCGCTGCTGTTCTCGCTAACCGTTCAAGCCGGTACATAAGCTCGTTTCCTGCAACGTTTTTGATCTGAGTCAATGGATTAAGCAGCATAAAAATGTACTGTGTTGCACTCAGCTTTTTACCGATACCAGCACGTTCAAAATTGTTTAGGATGTACTGCAAATCCTGTGAAGCTGCGCGTTTTGCATCGCCTGATAAGGATGATACTTTCTGGGCGAGATTTCGAACGATGTCGATATCCTCATTCGAAAGTTTTCCTGCATTCTTTCTCAAATAGCCATCTGCCACTCTTTCGGCGTTGCTGATCGTGTCCTCTTTGATACGTTTTGCATTTGAGGACAACATATCCTTAGAACGCTCATAAATCTCAGCTAAATGTGGCCGAATTTCCTCGCCCAAGTCTTTTGCCATCTGTTCGGACCAATCAGAGAACTTTACCGCACCTTTACCCAGTTTCGCGGCTCCGATAATCGCATAATCTGCCCATACGTCTAAAGGCAACGAGTTCGCCGTATTCCCACGGGCCCGTAAACGTTCTCTAGCGGCCTGTTCTTGTGCGTCGAGGAACGAAACTACCTTGTCACGAATGCGCTTATCTTGAAACTCTGTAGGCTGTTTGGCCGGACGCGGCTGAGCTTGGCGTTTAGGTTGGACGAATTGTTTCGCGTCTTGGATGAAGTCAGTTATTGCTTGCTTCTCACTTATGGATACTTCTTCACCGGCACGAATGCGGTCCAAGATGTCCATGACGTTTGCGGCGCGTTCTTTGCTGGCTCCCGACCGTTGGATTGCGGCGGCCGTGTTCATGATGTCATTAGCTTGCTTATCGCTGATTTTTACCTCTTTCGAAAAGCGCGACAAGCTCTCATTCGTCCGATTAACGATTCTTTGTGCGGCCAAAAGCGCTCCTTCTGGCGTTAGGCGGTTCCATATCGATGCCGCTTGGATTGATTGACCTGCTTTCGTAAGTCGTTCTGCGAGCTGTTCAGCCATGTTTACGGCTTTATCGATTTGTCCGGACTTCTGGAACTCATCGATCAGACGAAAACCGGTTGCTACTTGTTCGGCGTCTAATGGCTTTGTACCATTTGAGCCGAGCGCAAAAGATTCGGCCGCATCGATATTGTTTACTATGCGGGCATTCGCTTTTGCTACCGTATCCGCATTAGTGATCGGTTCATATGCCCTTGATGCAGATGTTTCTAGTCCGGCCGCGACTTCGTTATTTATCTTTTCTGAATTACGTAGCGTGCTAAATAATCCGCGCTCTTGACTCTGAACACCATTTGGCACCGTGTTTCCCGTTGAAGTTTCAAGCTCCCCAACTGATGGCGCAACCTCATCTATTGCCTTAACTTGTTGTCCCTTCATAGTAGGTGTTAACGCATCTACTGCGGCAGACTCTACGGCTTGATTTCCTGTACGTTTGAATAGATTATTTACCGCTGATCCAAGTCCAGAAAAAGCAGCGTCACCGGCACCACCAAGCACAGCACCGGTTAACGCATTGAAACCAATCTCTTGAGCGTCCGTCTCTCCACGATTCATCCCTTGAACGGTGTTCTGTATAGCATTCGCACCGGCACCGCGTAGGGCTGCTTCTGTCAATTTGTCCGTTAGATTCTTACCAAGGTTGATGCCTTGTGTATTCAACAGAGGGTTAACGACATTCGCGGCTTTTGTAGCTCCTTTTTGCGCGGCATTTGTCAACCATTGCCCCGATTTGTGTGCAAGGAAACTATTCGCAGCATTATATCCACCAGTCATCAAGTTAGACTCGATCTGAGAAGGATTAGAAATGAATCCACCTACACCGCCGACTAAATCGGCGATGAAGTCAACAGTTTTATTTCCTGTTGTCGGCTTCTGGCCGATCGCGGGACCAGCAATCGAAGATGCCGTATGCCCCACGCGATCTAATGCTTGCCCTTCCGATGTGTCAAAACGTAGATAATCCATAAAATTTGCGTATGGATCAAGTACATTCTGCCGTAACCATCCGAGTCCATTTTCATCAAACCATTTGCCTTGTTCAGCGCGTTGGGTCTGAGCCTGCGCCTTTCTCTCTGCTTGAACCTGATCTGCCGTTTTCGCAGGAGCGATTGCCTTATTCGCTAACGCGGCGCGGTTCGCAACCGTGCTCTGTGATGGTTTGTATCCGCTGGATGATGTTGCTTTCGGCATTTTTAGTTCTGCTGGCATATTAGGAAAAGGCGGATCGTCCACTAGGCGAAACATGGAATCAACGAATTTATCGTTCAGCGCTTTGGTTTGTGCTTCTTTTCGCTGCTCTTCTTGCTTGTTGATCTGACCGAACAATCCGCCGCCTGATTGTTTATTATCTTTTGATAAGCTTTGGAACAAACCGGCCATGTTATTCGCCTCCAGCAGCTTTAAGCAGATCGTTAAATCCGTCTACTCCGTATTTTTGAATAAACTGATCGGCATTAGCCTTTAATTGATCATAGGCATTTTCATTGTTCATTACGTATTGCATGTCACTTGCAAAGTCAGGAGATTGCTTGTAACTTCCCGCACCTGCCGTTTTATTGTTGTCGCGAATAGCATCGCGGCCTTTATTGTAATCAAATTCTTTTTGTCTAAACGCCATTTGAGCGGCAAATTGCTTCTGATCCTGGTTCATCTTCGACCAGTTCAAGCCCATTTGCTGAGAGAACTCCTTCACTTGCTGTTCAAAATTCTTCTCCTTGAACTTATTCTCCCAAGCTTGTTGTGCTTTCTGCCAATCAAATTGACCTTGGTTGAACGCATTCTCCCATTGTTGTTGTGCTTTTTGGTCACTTACCTGTTGCCCTTGTAGGTTCAACGGTGCATTGCCCTGTCTGAATAGCCCGCCCCAATCATCTGTAGGCTTGATGACTTTACCGGTTTGATCTCCAACTCTCAAAGCTGCGTCAAGGTTGGATTTTTTCTCATCCTGTCGCTGTTGCCATTTTTGATATTCGTTCGCTATATCCTGTTGACCGAGGTTATTCGCCGTCGAGAGTAGATTTTGCACATCTCCCAGGCTATCACGGTACATGCCATATTGGTCCATATACTGTTGGTACTGCTTGTTGTTATCGTCAACGTACCTTCGATATGCTTGATCCATGAGTTGCGGCAATACGGTATCACTGACGCGCCCTAACTCTCCTTGTTGGATCTGATTGGCTCGGTCCGCTACGATGGATGAATTACCTATCCCGCGCTCGCCAAGGCTCACCATAGCGTTATTGGTGGCTGTTGCGGCATTCGCTTTGGCTCGATTCAGCGCCGCTTGATATTGCGGATCGTTCTCCGGATCATATTGGAATTGCGCCGGCGCTTTGTAGGCTTCAAATGGTTTATTCGCGGCTGCATCCAGCCTATCATAGAGAGCATTCACCTTCGTTTGCCATGGATCAGGCTGCGCCGGTTGCGAAACAGTTGTTGGTGTAACGGCTGCGGTCGTTACAGGCTTTTTTTGATTCTGCTGATACGTGTTATAGGCTTTATCAAGTGTTGATACATCGCCGTATGCTTTCCCGCCTTTATCGTAGTCGGCTTGGAAGAAGTCTTGACCGTTGGCCGTGACCATCTTACGCTTGTTGTCGTAGCCGATTTGAGAGTCTTGGAAGCCTTTGTTTTTCATGTATTCACGTATCCATGTTGGATTTGCTACTGCCATGGTATCACCCCTTTTGGGAAATAAAAAAAGCCCGATATCTCGGACTCTGATAATTTAGTATGTTATTTTTTATCCGCTGTCTTGAGTTCGGATAGTTCTATTTTCAATGCTTCGAGTTTTGGTTCAAATTCTTTAACCTTGTCCTGTGCTTTTATCAAATCAGCCTTATCAATATCGGTTGCTGTATCATTTTTAATATCCAATTCAATTCTATTGATTGTTAATTGAAGACCATGAATAGCAGTTTCATATTGCTCTATCTCGCCAATAACTCCAGTTATAGTTCTTTTCTCGACATTGTTCGGATCGATTGCTGTTTCGGTTGACAAAGACGCATCCCCCTTCTTATCTAAAAGTATATCTCCTTGTTCACTAAAAGAAATGCTGTAGCCTGTAGCATCGGAAAAAGCACGGACAGGCAGAAAGCTTGATCCGTCTATAACTACAGCCTTTTTCTCTACTTCTTTTCCATTAACCTTCACAACTGCCTCATTCTTCACGACCTTACCAATCAAAGACTTGATGTTATCTGCATATGCAGTAACAGAAAGGCTTAACACGACTCCGGCGATCATACCAACCAATATATACGAAAACTTTTTCATAAGTTCACCTTTTTTCGGGATTTTCTACCATTATACAACAACTTCCACATGCTGTTAAGATGCGGAGGTAAGCACCCCGTTGAAGAAATCAAGTCTCTTTGTTGCTGGCCCTCCACTTGTAGCAGATACATAAAACGTTCCTGTGACACCGGAGAAAACATTAGCTTTTCCATTAAGTGATTGTTGAAGTGTTACTCCTGACGAGTTATTGAATAAAGTGTTCCAATCTTGGATTTTTACTAGCCCTCCAGGATTGGGTGATAAGCGAACTTCATCTCCTGTTAACTGCAGCGATCCCTTTCCAACGGAAGTGTTTATAACAAATGATGACCCTACTGCATAAATGTTTGCGTCTACAGCGCCGTTATAGATATTTATCGAAGGGTGTCCTGCAGTATCCGAAATGATCCTAATAAAATCGCTTATAGAAGCAAGCGCTTGAAAGATTTTTGACGTCGACGATATCTCAACTCTCGGATACGAATTCATTGATGTTGCAATGAATGACCCAATAAGCGAAATACTTTCAACTAGTCCAGCTGTTATATGGCCAATGTCAGCACTAATTGCTGATAACTGGTCCACATCAATCTTATCTGCCGTAACAGCTCCCGCCTTGATCTTATCAGCCTCAACCGCCCCGGCTTTGATCAAATCCGCCGTAACACTCTTTGGCCGGACATTCTTCCCATCGATGTTCCGATCGGTCAAATACGCGACTTCTTTGATTAACCTCGCTACAATGTCCGCAAGCTGCTGAGTCGATAACCCCGAACTCACCTGCGGTAAATTGATATCAGCCACACGATCCCTCCTATACCATCGGCATATCTCTTTGATCACGGTCGAAACTGTACACGGTACATGGACCAGATCCGGTAAACTTAATCCGTATATAATTCGCATTCGCTACCATGTTCGTTGGAATGATCACTCTGGCGCCTTGAATTGTGCTAGAAGACGTTATCGACTTCGCAAGCTCCCAATCATCGCCGCTCGCGGACTTGCTTAGATAGACGTTTAAGCTGCTGTATAGCGGCAAGTCTACGACGATCCATAGCGCGTGCCAGCGTATTTTCCGAGCAAGCGAATCGCTACCAAACGGCTTGGACACCCATTCCCACGTGATTGCAGTACTTTCGTCGGCCACTCCACCCATTAGAAGTACTTTACCCGCCGTATCACCTGTAAACCAGTTATCGCCCATTTTCGCGAATTGAAGCGTAGTGAAGTCTTTCCATACGTACCATGTCCCGAACTGTGGATCGTATTCTAGGATCGTATCCGGAGCCGTGGAACTGACCATAGGAATGGAAACGTACAACTTCTTGCCATCTGTACCGACGCAGCATGTATTTCTTGCAGCCTTGTTCATGTTATCGATGTAATACTGCACCGGCAGCGAGAATTGTTTATCTGGAAGTGTTCCGCCGGAGTACTGGTATATCCCCTTGTCGTCGAGGAAGTACATCGTTCCATTGATTGTCGCGGCGCATTTATTGTTAATGATGCCGATTTCCGTCGTAACCGTCACCATGCGGTAATTTGACGGTGCGGATCCGTATAGTTCGTGAATAGAACTCGGCTTGAACAGAGTTAAATGCGTCAATCCGGACTTAATGGCGTTCAACGTTTCTCCGTTTGGCGTCTCAACTGTAATAAATCCAGAATCCGCATCGTCTCCGGCCGCCGTTGTCCAATCGTTTGCTTTGCGATATGACGAGAATCGCAAGTCATTTCCGACGGCGCAATATAGACGGTCCATATACTGTTCGATGTAATTACCACCTGCCGGAGCCGTGGCGAGATTGGATAAGGTTGTGCCATCGTAGACTTTGATCGGATCAACGCCGTTTGCCGCGATGAGGCTTATTCCGCTTAGATTCCCTTTGAAATTGGCAAAACTCCAATCTGCATTAGGATTCAATCCGCTTGCAACATTAATCCATGCACTGCCCGCCCTTTTATACCACATTCCGTTCATAACTGCTTGTAGTTCAGAATCTTTCCATACGCCTAACCCGAGTATTTTGGACCCGAATGACCCGCCTAACGAAGTATAACCCGGCCTTACTGTTAAAGCCGGGTACTTATTCGATGTGACGTTTTTAGTTTCTGTTGCATAGGAATCGCCAATAGAAAAAGGGTCAAGCTTGTTCTCGCCTTTAAACTCCCTTTGTACTATTAAAGGCCGCTCTCTTGTTGTAGGCCAGTAATTCATATTAATCACTCACCCTCAAGTAAAAATAAAAAGAGCCTGAATTAACAGACTCCATACAAACTTCAATTCAATTGGTAACAACCGCTTTATTTACTACTACCTTATTCCCGTTAGCTCGCTTATTTTTCCTTAGTATTCCCACTTCTTCTACGAAGTAATAGCTAATTGAAGATATGACGAGTAGGAGTGCGGTATAAAGAATGACAAAGTATTTTAATGGTAAATAATTAAGGACCTCCATTTTTTTAAATACAACAAGTAAAGGATAGTTCCATAAATATAATGAATAGGAGATTTTCCCGAACCAAGCGAGAAACAACTTAGCGTTTTTAGCTAGATATATAGTAATAAATATGAGCACTGATAATAGCAGGTAATATAAATTAAGCCCTAACATTGATGTGACTTTAATAGAATGCGATCCATATATTACTGCTAGGCTGGATATAACCATTACCCAACTTAACCAAGCAGGAGGGTTTATTTTATCTAACCATTTAATTGACCTCCATAACAAGATCCCAGCACCAAAGAAAACAAATTGCCCAGGAAGTTGATAAGAAAGCCATAATATCGTTTCTTTAACCGGTACGTTGAATACTGGATTTGGTTTGAAAAACTCCACTAGAAAATTCAAATATCCGAATTCCAATAATACAAGATACAATACTGACAAGACAGTTAACACGATAATTTTTGCGACTGAATTAAACCAATAAAAAATAAATGGAACTACAAGATACCAAACCATCTCAATACATAAAGTCCAGTACGAATTATTTATACCGAATCCTAATGATTTATCAATAAAATACTCCAGGAAAAAGAAATGTTGAATAACTTGCCAGAGGAAACCCTTTGAAAAAACCCAGTTGTAATCTAGGAACATGGGAACAAGTAAGATCACAACTATCAGATTGATGTAATATGCCGGTACAATCCTCCAAAAACGGTTGCTAAAATATATCTTTGTTCCGGTTAACTTTCCATGGCTTTCTACATTCCTTTTATAAGAAGCAACTAACAAAAAACCACTAATAATAAAGAACAGTTTAACACCGAGAAATCCGAAGTTTCTCACCACATCGTTATTTATTTGCATAACGAGAAAAAAGTGATATATAACTACCAAGATTGCAGATAGCCCGCGTAATTCGTCAATCTTATCACTTCTAAACAACAAAACTCATCCTTTACCGTTTTTCCGTTCATTATCCACTATCATTTTCCTTTTTGTCAATCAACAACCTCTTTTTGTTGTTGATCCTCTAACTCTAGTTTTTTTGATTGTATGTCCGTCAATTCACGTTGTAACATATGGAGCTGCGTTTGGAGTAAATTCTGACGCGCAATATTGAGTTGTTCTTTTAAATTGATATTTTCCAGTTCTAAACTAAAGCTCATGATCCGTTCCTCCTCCTGCAGAAGTCATGTTGATATATCCCATACGCGAACTTCCGTTAAAAAATTCAATCCTCCCATTTGATACATTGTATTTCATGAATACTTGACCGTCGGAAGAGAATGCCAGTTTCTCATCTGTCTTGATTCGTATAGCAGCCGAAGCATGAGTACCTCCACTTAAATCAATACCAACATCGTATGTCCCGTTGTCTCGATAACCCCATGTTCCTGATGATTCGAGTCTAAATCCATTGGTAACATTTCCGTAGAGAACAACACCATTCTTTAACGTTGCATTTGTTTTATCAAAATTTTGTGGAGCGATTCGAAGTCCTGCCCACACTTCTGGAGCAACCCCGCCACTTACTCCCTTTCCTAATACCATGTCGATTCCTACACGTTGCAAATTAACATCAGTTCCGTTTGCAAAAATATCTACTTCTATACCTGTCAAAGCTCCCGTTGGGTTTGCTTGATTCGTAAAATCTTTCGCCTCGAATGTTGCTGCCCATGTGGATCCAGACCCTCTTTTATTTGCTTGACCATAAATAGCATTGTTTTCCCCTGCACTCGAGTAGTTATCCAGTACCGATGTAATACCCCATTCAAATGATGTTACACCATTACTTACTTCGTCAACAACTTTAATACCACCGTTAACGTACCCAGGACTTCCACCCGTAAAATTAGCCTTTCTTCGTATATAGAACGTGTTTTCCAGCGTATTTGGTGATAAATCCAAGTAGGCAGGGTATCCTTGTGACATATCGTATAAAATGACGCTTGGAGGAACAGTAAGACTGTCCATTGTATAAACAGTACCATGTGGTATAAATACCATATTAGCCATTGTGGCCACATTTATAGCTTTCTGTATGCTCACGGTATCATTAGTGGCTGTGTCAGATTTAGCACCAAACCAAGCTGCATTAACCTGGTTAACCCTTAAACCTCCAGATATCGTTCCTGTTCCTGAGAATATTTGATACTGTCCTGCCTCAACCGCACCGTTAATAGTTACGGTTACACCTGCATCCGGAGATAACATTGACCCTTGCATAAAATGCAACGATATATTCGATGGAAATATAATATTGCCGCTTACTTTATAAGTACCCTTCGGGAATATGACCGTTGCTTGTGCACCTGAGATTGTGTTATTAACCAATTTATTTAATGCAGAATAATCATTTTTTAAACCATCCCCAACTACTCCATAATCTTTGACATTATAAGCAATGGTAGTCGTATTTGCACCGAATTGATTGATCGTTAGGTTTACTCCACCCGTAAATGATGAATTATCACCGAACAAGACGACTGATTCAGCGTTAGAAAGTGATGTAACCTTGTATGTGCCATGAGGGAAGAACACGGACTTACAGCCAGCGGCAATTGCGGCATCAATCGCTTTTTGGACAGCCGCGGTATCATCCGTTACGCCATCACCTTTAGCCCCATACACTTTAACGTTAAAAAGGATAGTACCGAACGAAACTTTGTTAAGATTCCCATTAAACTGCTCTGATATTATTTGAGATACCTTCGTCATTCAATCACCGCCAATCCATCTGTATTTCGGTCGCTTCTGTATCCTGATTCGCCTCTAGGAATTTATCTAAAAGCCCTTGATACTGCTGTATAAATCCGTTGGCAACATCGAATTCTTTGTTTATTTCCGCTAGCTCCTTACACACTCCGTAGATCAGTAGGTCGTGGAAGTCCTCGTCCAGTTGTGGCGCGCTGTTCAAATCGTTCGGCGATAGATCGGCCGGCGTATCGTAGTGGTAGATCAATAGCCCATCTGTAACGTCTTCCGTAGGTGTTGGGTACAGTCCGACATAGTATCCGACATCGCCCTTCAAAATGTAGAAGAAACGGCTTGTAGCCTCTGATTCGAGTTGTTTGTATGGATACGACACATCATTCACCAGAAGTTCGCGAATCTTCGATGGATGAATGGATATCGGGTATTGCGCCTGATCTGCTATGAGATCGTACATCGTGCCGACTGTGTTCTTTACCACTGTACGAAACAACTGCTTTTGCAGTTTATTGATCTTTCTAACCTTCGAATCGTTAGAAAGAGCGTTCGGATATCTTTCGTCAATCTCTCCAAGAATTTCACCTAGTGTCATGAAGACACCCCCATATAAAGAAAAAGCGGAACTCTAAATGAGTCCCGCCTGTTCTAGGATTTCTGCGACGGTTTGAGGAACTTCAACCTCTACGCCTTTTTGAATCTGGAAGTTATGGCCGTTTACGCTGACGAATTCATACGGCCATTCCATGTTTTTGCCGGATTCTTTAGCTGTTTCAAGCTTCTTCTTTTCCTCCGGTGATAGCCACAGTTTGATTTTGACCTTAGGCTGCTCTCTCAGCAATTGAGCCGTTGATTTTGTTACAGTGTCCATATCAGATTCGGACATAGACGCTTTATTTGTTTTAGTCGGTTTGATTTCTTCCATGTTGATTCCTCCATTGATTTGTTTTAGAGGGGAGGTGTTACCCTCCCATTAGCCGGATACAGTATGCTCGATACGCAGCATAGCTGCTTGTTGCAGGATTTTAGTGGTAAACAAAGCCTTCCAACCAGAAGTTCCACGTTGGTTCAATGGATCCGCAGTACCGGCAGAGCCGTGCGGTTTGATGATATTCTGCACATTGCCGCTGCCAGCAACGTCTACAACGCCGTATGCGTCTTTACCGATGACAAGTGTGCAATATACATCTACTCCAGCAGCACCGGCGCCCGGGAATTTCTTCGCATTTGTTGTTTCAACGAAGCGCACACCGTACAGACGGCCGATTTCACCAGTAAAGATTTGCCGCGATCCTGCATATTGAGCTGCCTGCTCCCATTTTGTATCAGATTGCAGGTCATACGTCGTTCCCGGTTCAACGATCGCTACGTAGTCGCCACCTTCAAGAGGCTTAGCGTTGTTTCGTTTCAGCGTCCGGACCGCTTTACGGATCTCATTGACCGTAAGGTTATCACCTGCAGCAACTGTAACACGAGATGCGCGACCGGCAGCGTATTGTACCGACGTACCTGCAGCTAGAACATCGCGTGCTACCTGGTCCAGTGTATCGGATGCTTGATCGCCCAACACATCAGCCATTTCATCAAGCACCGGATCGATTGCAACGAGGTCGAGGATGTCGGAAACTTCGATAAAATCCATTCTGTTACTTTCGCCTGTTCCGATCAGGCTACTGACTGCTCGTGTGCAGCGTGGAGACCGCTTCGGATCTCCCTCTCTAAGTTTCCATAGAGTTCAGACTATCACTTCATCCTCTCGGATGTCATCTCGGTTAGTCGTTGCGGGTGCTCCAACAGCATTAAGCTCTTTCATCCTCAGATAAAAGTCCTCTCTGCGTTGTAGTTCCGATAAAGGTACGCCTTGGTTCCGTTGAAATCCAGTGCTTTTTTTGGAGATTATGTACTCCAAAAGCAACTCGGCTTGTTTCCTTTTAGCTATCAGGAATGGCAGGAGTTCTTTTACGACAATTGCCGTGTTTTCAGAATCCCCAACCTTTTTCCAACGGAATACTAGCTTCCTTCCCGGAACGCGTTCGACAAGCACAGAACCGCCATATCGATTTGCGAAAAGTTCAATCACTTCACGCTCGACCATCCCGATCATCACCCTCCCGCTATAACGCGGGTTTGTGTATCCTTTTGGTTGAGTTTTCGTGATACTAAATGTACCTTCGCCATCAAATATGCCAGCCATGTATGCTAGTTGAACCGCTTCCCTCTGATTGCCATACGCTTCATGATTCAATATAATCACCGCCATAGTAGTTATATTGAAATTATATCATAAAGCGGTTAGGCTTCCCAGTTATTTAGAGACGATTTTGATACGGCAATTTATTTACCGTATTGTGCGACTGTAGCAGTCACATTTGTGATCGTAATTGCATTACCTGCTGGCGTTACGCCCTCAGTAAGTGGAGCTGTGGCTGCGGCAAGTGCAGAGAACTTACGGAAATCGATCGTTTTACCGCTACCCTTTGGAATCGGCCGCTTTTGTCCGAATTGAAGGTGCACGAAGTTTGCGATAAGCCGCGCCAAAAGCTTTTTATCATAGTACGTTTGAATTGTAGGCGATACGCCTGGTAATAGTGTTGTTTGAACTGCCATTATTGGTCATCTCCTTAATTAAATGTGATTCGTTCGCCCCTCTGTACTCGTCTAGAAATCTCTTGGATTTGATCGAGACTCATATTTGCGGGGTCGAATTGAACGTTTGATGGTTGGTCATTGCTCGGAAGGATCTGTTTTTGATCTCTCCCGGTAACACGTGCTAGTACTTCCTGTTCTTTCTCCTGCGCAAGCTTCTGCATCCTACTTTCGTAAGAAAGCAGCTTATAAGCATCCTCCAAGTCGTATCCGCGGTTTGCGAACATGTCGAATGCTTGGTCATGGTACTGCTCGAAGTCAGGATATTTCGTTTTCAACTCGTTGACTTTCGTATCAACGTTGCGGAAGAATTCCTGTTTGCGTTGCTCGTCGCGCTCTTGTTTGAGCTGCTCGAGTTCTTGCTTCATCGGGTATAGGTGATCCAATATGACGGATTCATCTACGCCCAATTGCTCAGCTTCACGCCTGATCTGATCCTGCCTCTCGGCTTCATCCAACGCGTTGATGAATGCATCGACATTGGCGTAGTTGCCAAGTTTGGCGACTCTCTCCATCTGCTGTTGGTATCGTTCCAACTCTGTGGATCGTTGTTTGAATGTGTCGTAGTCGCCGTATTGCTCCTTGTATTTCTTCTCAAGTTGCGCCTCGCGTCTTGCAAGTTCCGCTTTCAGCGCTTCACCAAACTTCGGTTCATCAGGTGCAGGAGCGGCGACCTCCGTATGTACGCCCGTTTCGCCCGTTGTAACCGGTTCATTAAATGATTGCCCCGCGTCGACCGGAGCTTCTACGACCGATTCTTGACTCTCGTATTGATCTTCCATTGGTAATCCTCCTTGTTATGCGACGACCATAACTGTTACGTCCGATTTTTTACCGAAATTGAAAATTGAACAGGCACCCGAAGTCTCATCGAGTGCCTGAACTAACATCCATATCAGCTGTATAACCACGTGATTTAATTACGAATTCGCCAGTTGTATCAAAATGTTCTACTTGATCAAAAGGCACGGAAATATGAAAACTGTTTGTATCGCTTTTGTCTTTGTACGCGTACATTTTCTTACCTTGCAGGTAGTTAACTAGCCCGTGCTCACTAGTAAAAAGGTGTATTGTAATCATTTACTCACCTCGCCTGTTTCAATGCCGCAATCTGCAGCTTTGTCTCATTGTCCATCTGCTTCAATGCTGCTTTTTGATCGAACTCTTGCCGCGCTCTCGCCTCCTCCTGCATCATCGCTTGTTCTTGTTGAGCTTGCATCTGTGCAGGATCAGGAGGCGCATTCTGCATCTGTGCTTGTTGTTGCTGCATCTGCTCTTGTTCACGCAAGCGCGATACGATCTTATCCTTATTCGGAAGTCCGTCTTGCATATCGACATATTCGCTTGCAAGCAATACGCCAGCTTTGAACAGGTCTGCGCCCAATTGCGCGATATACGCTTTGCTTGTTGGTGTAGAAGCGCCGGCCGATACTTTTACATCTAGATCGATTTCAGCATAATGAGCGCCAACAAACGATTGGAAATCCATGTTACCTTGCTCGTCAGTGATCCGAATGTACCGCTGCTCGGTATAAAACTCCTTAACAAGCTCGATCATCAATTCGTATACATTTTTGATAGAGTTAAACAGTTGTCGCTGTATCCCCTTAATCGGGATCGAACCTTGCTCGACCAACATCTGTATAGCCGCGGCTGCGGTTACACCGGCTGGCGTTTCCCCTGTCTGAGCGTCGTAAATGCCTCCCATTCGCTCAATGAGTTCGATAAGCTTATCTATCGTCATCGGTACATCACGGCTAATTTGGGGCGGCTGGAACCATTCTGCAGCTTTCGTTTGACCAAGGTTGTTGACCGGCTGTACGACACCGGGCTTTGCAATGAATTTATTAGCATCGATGCCGCTTTTGGTGTCAACGAACAAGATCGGGTTTGCCGTTAGCATCGTGTTACGCGTCAACATCTCCAAGAACTTGTTAAGTAGCTTTTGGTTGCTCATGATGTTCTTGGGCTCACCGATGCCTGTCAAGCTCTTGCGCTTCGTTTTCGGTACGAAAGGTACGAATGGATATCGTCCGTGCTTGTACACGTTCATGATCCGTTTAAGAATCTTTCCTCCGGCCGCATAGATGCAATGAATGCCGCCTTTCTCCTTGTACCAGTACTCATATAGCATGACGCGGTTTTTGGCCTGAGACGGTGAAGGACGATCGTATATCTCGGTTTCGAACGAATTCTCCGCATCCACCTTAATGTTGAATTTCTCGGAGACCCATTCAACTGTCTTCGGCACGGCGTAGATGATGTACCGGCAATCCTCCACTTTGTAGGCTTGCGGATCGTGGTAGATGTTACACGGGTCTGGCGCCTCAATGCATACATCGCCTTTCCAGATGTTCAAACGCTCAGCGCTGCCACCGCTTATGTTGTTATCCCAATACACTTTAAACCACGCTGTACCTAGCAATAGGCCAGTGGGAACGACTTCCGTAATAATTTCGTCCAGTCCAACGCGCTCAGATATCACGTCTGTTACCTGCGTGAACAGTTTCGCAACCGGTTCGTCACCTTTCGCTGTTGGCAAGATTAGCCCTGATGGGCGGTTGTTCGTCAATTGCGGCGTCTTCTGATCTACGACATAGGCAACATAGTTTACCACCGGATCAGGTAACCATGACGGCCGCTGATTATTCCATTGTTTTGCGAGGTAGAATTCATCGTATTCTCGCCATTCGGCATGGTCCTCGCTTAGTGCGCTGAGCGATTCTTGAAAATGCCCTTGTATCTTCTTGAACTGTGATTTCTCATCAAGCGTGTTCGTATTCTCGGCTTGTTCATTCTTCTTTTCGGCTAACGATTGCACGTTCTCACCCCCTAGTAATCAATCCATGACGCTGTTTCCCTATCATCCTGCAGCGCCCATGGTAGATGTGATTGATTGTTGTTTGCGTATGACAATGCGTTATCATCGCGCATATCGAAGTAGTCTGATATATAGTTTGAAAGCACAAAAAGAGCGATAGCCGAAGCCATCACCAAATCGTCGTAACAACCTTCTTGTGCGTTTGTACTTCCATCCTCACCGCGAATGTACGTAATACACTCGCTTATCAAATCTCTATCCTTTGTCTCAATCAACTGTTCGCGTATACACGATGCCAAATGGTCGATGATAAGCGGCTTAGTTTTCTTGTCGGTACGGAATCCGAGAGCTCGGCTGATCTTATCAACCGCCTCGTCGTATCGCTCCATCTGGAACAACATCGGATAGTTCAAGTTTTTGAGCTTGTTCATCGTGGTGAAACCGTGATTGTTGATCTCCACCGCTAAAAGCGCTTGATTGTAATAGTTTCCGAGGTCTCGCAGTTGTTCACCGTATAAGTCAGGGTCAATATGTCCGTGCCATTTCGCAACCATTCGCCAAGTTTTCGCATCCCATACTGTAGCTGCACTACGGTCCCCGGTGGCAAGTCCTTGTGAAGTGTCTGCACCAATGACGTATCGCTTGCCAGGTTCGGGAGTTTCATATACAGTAACGTACCCTTTATCATCCTCAACAAAGATTCCACGCTCGACATAACCTCTTATTCCCTCCTCCGCGGCGTTCAGCCACTTGGTAAGCACCTTTGTATCGAACCGCGGCCTACCGCTAGTCAGGAACGCTTCCATGTCGTTTGATGGGTATTCTTGCTTGAACTTCTCAGCGTCACCGTTTAACTTGTCGCGGATCGTATTTCTACGCCACTTTACTTGCTCGTCCGTGAGGTTGTATAAATCCTTTAGTCGCAGCTCGGTTTCGTCATATCGCAATAACTCGCCATTGACCAGCGGTGTGCGATACTCTTTATGCTCGAACCAAGGGATGAACAGCGGTACATAGTTGTTCTGTCCATTCTTGGCTTTCTGCCACAACGTATAAAAATAACCACCTACACCCATCGCCGTACTCTCCACGATCACAATACCGTTATAGTCCGGTACAGATTGTAGAAGCGATGTCATAGTGGTTTCTGCGTCTTGCCATTTTGCTAATTCTGAAATATGAAGGTAGTTAATCGTGTACCCCGAACCGGCATTTTTGTTATTTGCCGTATCAATCAAGAATTTGCTCTGCAATCCTGGTTTTATTTTAAAGTCCTCGCGGTTCGGATTCTCGAAGAATATTCCCTTGCCGCGGATCGGTCTATTCATTGGTTTGATTACATCAGGCAGGTACTGGAGATACCGGCGCGACATATCGTTAATCGTGTTCGCGCTGTCGTCGTCGTACGAAAGCACCATCGCCACTTTGTTAAACGGATTATCGTTCGGCAATCCCAGCGTTATCGCCTTGAAGAATACGCCCTCTGTAAAAGTACTCATACCTTGCTGCCGCGCTTTAAGAATGATGATGTAAAGCGTCGGTCTTGTGAATGGTTCCGGATACTTCTCGTAATGATCCATAATGATGTCGTTTAGTCGCCCTTGGCTGTCGTTTACCTCGAATGGGACGATCCGCGCTTTCTTGTCGCGAATCTTTAGGCATTTGCGAAAGTAAAGGTGATTGTCATCAACGAGTTGTTTGAGCGCTGCCTTACTCATCGTTAACCAACTCCGCGAGTTGTTCCTCATATGAGTAGTGCGTCACGTCGGCCGACACTCTCTCAACCGGCTTATAACCTGCTCTGTCCAACAAATCCTTTGCTGCAGCTATCCTATCCTTATCCATTGCATCGTCCTTGTTCATGATAGTGCGCAACACTTTAAAGGCATTGACAGCTTCATCAACGAACATTTCGCGCAAGTCCTTGTCAAGGTTGGCTTCTTTTTTGTCAAGGTAAGCTCTAACCTTAGCATTTTTTAGCATCCTACTCGCTTGTGATTCTGCTGAGTTTTCGGAGTATCCGGCAGCAATAGCAGCATGTGTACCATTACCACACCGAAGGTATTCTTGCACAAAAATAAGTTGTTTCGGGTTTAGGTTATTGGCTACTGCCATCCTTACCACCTCCTACAGTTTGTAATCGATAATCACTGCTTTGCCATCTAAGAATCCATGCACTCCATTTATACCGTGTGCGGCATCCCTTAATTCTTGACTAGCTACGTCATATCTTACAAAGTCTTTGTGTTTAATTACCGGACTATTGATCATCTCACTTGCAGGTACGATAAAAGTTTCCATCAATTTCACTCCTTGCTTACCGCTTGTTATCCTCAATCTCCTGATAATATAAATCGTCATCATCCTTGCTCACCGGTTCAAATACTGGCGCCGGTGTCGTCTGCTCCTTATATTCTGTGAAGCTGCGCGACATCAGTTTGTCCGTCAACGTATCGATCAGCGCATCTCGTCGCGTATCGTGGAGATAGTGTGAATACTCTCGTATAGCGAATACGATTAACATGACGATGATTGCGGTTATAGCCATTCCCCTCACTCCTTCCTATGCAAAATAAAAAGCCGCTCATTTGAGCGACTATCTTGCCTTTAAGTCATGCTTGAATTTATGCACCAATTCATCAATTGCCTTTTCCTCGTCTATCCTTTCGTCCGGCGAGAAGTCTACTCTACCGACCCACGTATTTCCATCGGGCAGTTTTATCCTCAACTCTAGATATTTGTTTATATCCAAGTTCGACACCTCCATTCATCGATTATCGAATATGTCTTCGTTTGATGTCATGGTTAATAAAAAAGTGACGGCTGCTAACTATGTACAGGAGTATTCACCCCCTTCATAGGTAAATGCTCCTGTTAATAGACCGTCACTTTCTTATGAAAAAGAACTGTGTAAACGACGGCTGCGCAAACAGCTACCGGCGTTCATCATCAGTTCTCTTATGATACAATTCTAGCATTTATCGTGCGGCATTTGTGTGCAAAAATGATGCATTTATGATGCAGTGTATCTCCATGTTGGGTCAAACATGTGATCGACGTTTTGAATTTCGCGCTCATCTTCGCTCAATGGTTGCAACGCAATTGTTAACCTCCGTATTGCTGCTGTATGCCATCTTCCGATGGTTGTACGGTCTTTATGCAACACGCTTGCAATTTCGTTAAGGTTTAACGTGTTGCGGTCGATGTACTTCCTCATGATAACCATTCGCTCGTCATCACTCAGTACTTCGTTTACAGCTCCGTCCACCATGTTCACGATCCGGTTATATCTTGTGGCATCCCAACCATTCATGTTATACCGTCTTTCACTATAAAGAATAGTCTGTCTTCCTTCTGGATCTCCGCAGTTATTGGCTGCATATCGGTAGCTACGGTAGTTTTTTAGCAGTTCCGTCACTTGATCGTGGTTCATGCCTTATCTCTCCTTCCCTTGATGTGAAGGGGACGGCTTACGCCGCCACCTCACCAAGTACTGTCCGCTTCAACTGTGCTACATCTTGTTTGAGAGCTTCGAATTCTTCTCTCGTAACCGCTGTTGTCTCTCCAGCCAGTGGTAATGGTCCCATAGCCAATCCGTCGATGTTGCCTTCCGCTGTATTTTCTTCGCTTTGAAACTGTCCTCCTACTGCCTCAGTCGTGTCGGTAGTATGAAGTTGATCGCCGCTAGACTCAGTCGTAGTAATTTCGTTGCGAAAGGGCGTCTCCTGTGTTGGGTTTAGTTCGGGTAACTCGATGTTGTAACGTTCCATTGCGATTTCAAGCTGCGTTTTCATACCACTCTTTTGGCTGAGTTTCGCAACGCGATCAGCCAGGTCTTGGCTTGGTGGTGCATATTCTTTCGGCTTCTGCGCTTCCAATTTGGACTGTAACTCATCAACCTTTGCTTGTAATTCCGAAATCTGTGCGCTCATTCCGATTCGAACCTGTTCGTCTTCTTGCGCTTTTGCTTCGAGGATCGAAATTATAGCGCTCTTTTCCGTGATATCCTTCTTTGCTTCGGCCAACTGATTCTCCGTCTCCATGCCTTGCATCGTAAGCACACGAATCTTATCGTCTTTTGCGCCGATCTCGGCGTTATGCTGCTCATGCACCTTCTGGATTTGCTGTTGGAAAAAATCGATGATGATAAAGTTGAACTCCTTGCGATGCTCGTCATATTCGTAAATCCGCTCGCCGTCGTTCGGCTGCCCCTTGATCGCTTCGAACAATCCGAGTGCAAATACCGCTTCTTCCAATCCGTCGATTTGCTCCTGCTGTGTTTGGATACGTTCCGCGTGTTCTGCATATTCGGCTCTTTTCTCGTTCAGCCGGTTCATGATGATGTTGATTTGATCGGTGATACGCTGCATTTCCGATGGATCGATAAATCCACTGTGTTGAATTGCTGTTCTCTCGCTTTCAAGTTGCTGCAATTGCGCTTCCAGTTCCATGATTTCGTTTTGTAAGCTCATTTTTATTTGCTCCTTTATTGTTTATGATTATTAAAGTTCGTTTCGTTATAGGTATATAGAATAATTATACCATATTTTGTGTCGAACAAGCGTGAATCTTGGCATATTTAGTATTACGATACGTCTTTTCCGTTGCTCTGATAGGCGAGCGATTGTCGATATAATGTAAGCGTTTTATTTTGCTCTATAACCGCTTTTCTCTTCCGCATATAACTTTCATCATCGAAGATTCGCAAAACGCCTGTTACGGCTCCTGTGTCGTCTACAGCTACATCATCGCGTCCAACGTCTATCCATTGTGCTATGTTCATGCTCCAACCTCCTGCAAATGGATCAAAATGTACGGCTGCTTGCTGATGCCACCTTGCTCTACTGTGAAACTCTGGATGTGATCGAAATTGTCCCGCGGCAATATGCCGGCGCTCACTAATCCGTCGTTGATGAACTTAGCACAGCAAGCGTAGTTGTCCGGATCATGCTCACGTTTGTCCTTGAACCAAAATTGATACGTCTGCCGGATCCGCTGGACCGGTTTAATTTTCTGCTCTTTGACGAGCCATCCAACGATGGATTCCCATTCTTTCTTCTGCTTGTCCAACTCGTAGTGGTGCATGTTGCGGTACACATTAAGGTTCGGCGGCATGTTGTTTACTCGTAGTATCTGGATCATCCCTCTACCAACTCCACCTTGATTTCGTCATTGCCCAGTTCTTCAAGCTGTCTTGCGTAAATCGTTGCTTCCTCGACGGACATTTCACGGGTTACGGCTTTGTCATGCTTCGTGATAACTGCTTTCATGCTTGTTTCTCCCTCCTTTTTTGAGTTGCTGCAAACGAATACGGTAAATATCTTTCTCTTGCACGAATCGAAGCGTCTCTTGCTCTTTCAATATCATCGAAAAGGCCAATATGTTTGTTTTTTCCGTTGACTTTAACAGCCACTTGCCATTTCCCGGCCTGTTTGTTCCAGTTAACACCTAGAATCCCAGAGGAACTGTTAGCCTTTCCTTTTCTGTTCTGATTATTTTGTGAATCTGTAATAATCCTTAGATTTCCTTTTCTGTTATCCAAAGTATCGTGATTTATATGGTCTACAACCATTCCTTTCGGGGCATCCATAATCAATCTGTGTAATATCAGTGTGCTTCTTACTCTGTTTTTTCTTTTATTTGCACTGACATATATTAAGACCTTCACTTTCAGATTCCACGTTATATTGAATTGAGCGACTTTGTCTAAATCTTCTGTGTCTATTAAAGTTTTGTATATCTTGTCTTTGTAGTTGATATAAATAACTGTCGTATCGCCAATAACCTCATATTTATTTTTCAACATGCCTCACCTCCCTTCTTAGGCAAGCGATATGCTGCACCTTTTCTGCCGTTCGGGAATGGTATATATGGGCCGTGTTTCTCCAGGAGCTCACCTTCGTATGGATAAGTGATAAGCGACTTCTGCATACGATCCAACTCAGGTTTTGATATGATGCCGCTGGACATCTGGATCGGTGTGATCGGTTCGGTTACTTTTTTGCTCTTACGTTTCATGTTTATCGCTCCCCTGCGTATTGTTTGAATTCTTGGATCAAGTCTCGTAGGTGTTCCTGTCTTTCCCATGCAAGTTCTTGTCGCATTTCTTCGCATAGCTTGTCTGCGTCAAATTCGAATTCATCACCACTCATACAGCCATCTCCCTTCGCTTTTCAGATTTCAGTTTCGCTTGCTGGAAACGTCGATCTCTGCCGATCATTTCGATCTGCTGGCACTCCTGGATAATCCGGCTTGCAATCTTGGCGCCGTTGATTGGCAATCTGTCTCGGATGCGGTCCGCTGCGTAGTTGCTTGTGATGATTGTGATTTTCTTATCGCCCATTCGGTTCTCTAAGATACTGAACAGTTTCGCTTCGGCCCATTCAGATGTGTATTGTGCAGAGAATAAGTCATCGATGAACAGGATTGGTATGCGGTAATAGCGGTCCAGTACCTGCCATTCAGTCTCGTCACTTTCTTTGTTGTATGTTGACTTGATGTCGGAGAACATTTTCTCTTCTTTCACGTAGATGGATGGGATCTTGCGATGATTCAGAGCGTTGGCGATGCAGTTCATGAGGTATGTTTTGCCGGTGCCGTATGCGCTGCAACTGAACTCTCTTGCCCTACGTTCGTCGCCGAAGATGTACAGCCATGTTCCGAGCTCTCGATGCTTATCGATATTCCGGACAAATTCTACGGCGATTTCATAATGCATTCTGTTGTCGTCGTCTATCTCGGCCGATTTGAAGGTGTGCTGTCTTTCCTCTTCCTTCATCCCGAGCGCGGCGTTGTACTTCTGGAACATTTTCGTATAATGGCATTCACATAATGGCGGTTTACCTGTAGCCGGATCTATTCTGATCTTTTCTACTTTCAGCGGTGTTCCATCAGGCAGAAGAATATCGGAATCGACCCAAATAAATTCGTTGATGGTACCAGTATCGCAACACTTACTGCACTCGTATTTGTGGTGGTGTTCCAACGATAAGGGACTCCCACTCTTCTTGTTCAAATCCGCTCTGCGGCGTATGTCGGCCATGTCGAACCCCTTCATGGCTTGTTTGAGACTTAGCACTGCTTCCACCTCCGATCACTATCATCGCGTAATCTTTGTACCGATCTTCGTTTAAGAATGTCTTAGGATGCTTGATGAACCTTTCCTCTGTGCCTTTAATCTCGCAATCTTTCGCATAGTTCGTAGCACATTGGATGATATAATCCGGCTTTTCACCTTTTTTGATTATCTTCTGCCATACTTTGAAAGATTCAGATTTACCAATACCCCGAGGATACACATTCCAGAATTCTATGAATTCGGGTGTATATATGTTTTCTTTCTTTTTCTTATTATCATTATTACCCTTATTACCATTATTGTTTGTGTTCAACTGTTGTTCATCTGTTGATCGTTTGTTGTTCATCTGCTGTTCAGTTTGTTGATACTCATGCCAGTTAACCACAGTAACGACGCTGTATTTGTTCGTTTTTTTGATGTTCAACATTCCGTCCATTTCCATGTTCAAAATCATGCGCCAAATCGTGACAGAACTTAGTGCATAAGATGGCTTCATGCCGCGGGTAAAATCCTCGTGGAGTACGTTTCTGCCGGTGATAAATTGCCCCTCGGTCAAGTGGACGATTTGATTTCCTACAAGCTGTGAATGCGGTTTGTGGGATGCTTTCAGTAAACAGTAGGTCCACAACTTTAGGTAAAATGGATCTTGCCAATACGGGCTGCTTAGAATCTTACGATGTAGACTCACCCACCCTTCCATCCCCTTCCCTCCCTTCAAGCTCCTTTAAGCTGCTGTATCCATCGTTTATGCTCATCAATCTTGCCTTGCCATACTCTGCGACTGTTTTCGTCGTATGCGTCGTTATAGCGGCGCTGGTATTCGGTGATCATGTTCTCGTATAAGGAGATCCGTTGTGCGGTTGATATTGTGAAGCTTATTGCAGTACTCATGTCTTATCCTCGCTTTCTCCCTCTTGTCCCTCCATACATGCTAATATAGCGGCTATAGTTATAGCGTGAGGAGCGACGTCAGATTTGGCTTCATAATAATGGGACAAACATTCCGGATATGTCGTTCCATATCGCATCCAACTCCGGCCCCGGCTGCATCTGCTTGATCTGCTCTTTATTCATGGTTTACCGATCTCTCCTTAACAACGATAAGTTGTAACCCGATTCGATGAATTCCACGCATAGTTTACGATTGCAGTCATTGCCTAAACGGGTGTAAACATCACTGATCTGATCTTTTGTGAAATTAGTTCCTAACAGTTCGTTAACCATTGCGAGGATTTTCTTTTGCCAGTATTCACTGACTCCTTTGCAACTTGGTCTGGAAAGCCAAGCGATCACTTTGCATTTGAAGTCTAATTCACTTTTCACATCCTCTAACTGAAAGTAAATGTTGTTTTTAGGCTCCAATATCAATTCGTTTCTGCTATTGATAAAAGATTTAGGTGATAATTTTTTGACGATATCAACGAATCGCTTTATCTCATTCTCCATGGTTTACCTCCATCATGGCGAGTATAGCGGCCTTTGTACGGTATATCTGCTCTCTTGTGTACATAGTTACCTCTCCTTATCTGACCGCGATTGTATGCGGTCCCGCGCTTCTATTGCCAGCTTGCGAGCTTCTTTTCGCTCTGAAGCATGTACCATCCCCGTCTTTTGTTCTGTGCTTTTGATTGGCATCATTCGTCCATCAACCTGGATTAGAGCGTAATAAGCGCTATATAAACCGTCATCTACCAAGAAACTCATATGCTTGGTTCCGACCTTGTCGCCGATCACATGTCCGTTAACCGTTACGCTCATCGATTGTTTCTCCTTTCTTGGTATCTGACCTATATTGGGCTAAGATGTCATTTGCTTGCTGTTTAACATCCCTCAGTCCGTAAAGCCATCCAAATTCGTCAGTTTCATCGATTGCCATTTCAACACGTTCTTTTATTGACTCGACATTCGAGATTATGCTGTCACGTTGATTCTTTACTTGTTCCAGTTCTTCACGCAGCTTATCTACCTCTTCAAAGTATTTCATGATTCCCCGCATCCCCGGTAGCGATCCGTGTACTATTGCTCCTTTTTGCATTCGATGGTCACTCCGATCTGTTGGAGGATTGTTTCAACATGAACACCGTCGTAACGGTCTTCCCACTTGGCGAAACGGTGAGCATAGCGTAATCCCTCGATTAGCTTATCCCGTTCCTCTCGTAGCTTCCGGTTATCCTCATTGAGCCTTTCACATTCCCATGCATACATTTCGGCGTTACCAGAGAGCACAGATTTCGTAATATTTTCTCGTTCCAGTTCGGATAGGAGATCTGAGACATCGGCATAATAGCTTTCTTGGATCTCCGATTGCTTCGAAACTATCTCCTGCGCTTTACGTGGTCCGGCTGACATTAACTCCATTTCAAGCTTCTTAATCGCATCCAACCTTGACTTTATCTCCACTATCTTTTCCTGATTCGTCATGTTTGCTCACCTTCCAATAGATGAGGATGTTCATAGATGTTGCCGATGACTTCGTTGTGGTACTTCAATTCGTATCCTGTCCATCCGCCGTTTCCGGCGTTCAAATGGTATGCTGATAATGGAACCGCTTTGTACCTCGCCTGAACACTGTCGTAACAGATTACTCGATTCTCGCGGTTTACACCGTTTGATTCGCAAGCAATAACATCGCCTTCGTACATTTCCATATCGTTTCTATCTTTGAGTCCGGTATACCAAACGATTTTCACTTTGTCTGTGAGGTATTTCTTTTCCATATATGGCGTATATCCACCACGTTCATCAATCTCCCAAACGTCTCCGTCTGGATCGATATAGACATGCCACGTATCTTGAATCCATTCTTTCCGTTCAATGTGCCATACTTTATATTTCATGTTCATGGGGTATCCTCCAATCCGGCGAGACGTTCCATGATTCTTACCTCGTATAGAGGCGGTTCGAATGGGTTTTTGCCTTTTTCCTTCGATGCATTGTGGGCTGTTTGACAAGCCGCCTCATATCGCACCATTGATAGCTTATAATCCAGCACCTTACGCGCTACTTCTTCGGGTGATTCTGTGACATAGTGTCCATTAACGTACGCTCGATCCTCGCCGTTAATACTTTGCTCGATACGTTCGATTAATTCCGGTGCCAAGTAGAAAACTTGCCCATTCTTTCCGGTAAACCGTATCATGCGTTTTCCTCCGATCTCAGGCGGTTAATCAAATCGATCCCTTCTTGCGTCATAATGAAATATGCCGATTCATCGTCCCATCCTGGTCTTTTCCTCGCTAATCCTTTCTCTACAAGATCATTCCAGCTTTTATCGTCAGCATCATCGTAGAAGTTATTTCGAGTCTGTACTGGAGATTTATTCAGCCCTAGTGCATGCTCCATTTCTTCACGTTGAAGTTTGGTGATTTCGATCGTGTTACTCATATCCTTGTATCCTCCTTTAGAGATTGGAGGGGCTAAGGTGTAGCCCCTTATGGATTAAAACCTGATACGGCTATCACTTCGTTAAGCTGATTCGGGCGACTCGGTGGCCTTCGGCAAAACCAAATTCCCCCACTGCGACGCCATAGCCTCGGCGATTCCTTTATATGTTCTGCTGCGTTCTTTCCATCGATCGGGCCCGGGAGGCATGAGATGCACTTTTGGTTCCCTGCCGTCGACGATATTTGTCGGTTCTAGTTTCGGAAGGTTCTTAAGCCATAGACACGTTGCCTTTGTTTCTCCATGGCCGTATTGCCACGGCTGTATGATCTGATCCGGCTTTCTGATTCGGCTGGATATGATCGAAATAGGATTCTCGATCGCAATGAACTGTACTGGCAAGTCCATAAGCCATTGAACAAACTCCAATGCCTCCGCTTGCTCTTTCACCTTCTCCTTGAACCAGCGTGCACCAGATACAGCTAAATGCGTGCATGGTGGATGGCATATGGCTAAGTCGAATTGCTTCCAGTAATCTAAAGGTAAAGTCATTACATCGCCCTGTACGTGCTTCCCGGGAGTTTCAGATGGTAGTAAATCGAATGACGTTGCATCATGGCTCAAACTTGTAAAAGCGTCCCGGACCGTGCCGGAAAATTCGCATATAACCGCTATTTTCATTTTAATCCTCCTTGTTTTTAAAAAGCTTCTACCCAACAAACTTGTCGTTCCAAGTAATCTGGCCGGGAACCTGCCACCTTTTTCCCTTGATGCCCTTCGGCCTTTCCTCAAAGAACAAACCAATTTCTACCGCATCGGCCAGCCACGGCCGCTCTTGTGCATCAATTTCCCATTGCAATCGAATCCGTTCTATAAGCTCATCCGTGAATATTGGCTGTGGCTCAACTCCGTACATGAGAGCCAGCCGCTCATTTTCTTGCTGCGCCTTCATGAAGAGATCAAATAGTTCCATTCTGGCCCTTATGTTGAAATTACCTTCCCCGTAAAATAACTCTCTCCCGTCTCGCATGTAGCCGGCCCGATTATCTGGAATCTGGTACATTTCGATCATGATATCTCGAATGTCGACATATGGCTGAAACCACGGATACTTTTTAGCCATTTCCTGCGAGCTTTTGTCGATCGTAACGAGTGGACAAATGATACAACCGAAGCGTGCCCCACATGGATCATCTACTTTTTCGCCAGCCCCGGCTTTGCGTTTTGACAAACCGCACTCACCTGTTGCATCTTTGTACAGTTGGCTGATTTCTTCTGCATCGCCCCAAGGTGTCTTTTCGAGTGCAAGGTATGCCCAAACATCATCAAGGGTAAAGTCCACGATCGGCATCATGCTTTTGTTCGTGGTATAGAATTTCGATGCTTGGCGGCTCTGGATGCTTTCTGCTCTCGAAGCTGATTCACTTGACCGAACGCCGATGAATGTCAATGCTGGATCAAGTTCTTTCATGTATTTTTGTTGTGGCGTTAGCTTTAAGCGCTCTGTACACCATCGATTACCCCTATTTGATGGGAGGGCATACCCCAAACCCAATACCAGGAATAAAAAGCTGTTTTCGATATCTGATTCCACTTCCACAATCTCAACAGGCAGATTGAACAAGGTGATAACTTTCTTCATCCGGAGAAATTCACGTTGCTTAACTGGATCAGTTGTCATGTCCAAATGCGTCTGTGCAGACGTAATGTAGATTTTTCGGTTACGCTGTGCCGGCTTAAGTAAGAGGAGCGAGCGTAAAACCAGTGCTGCTGTAACAGTAGAATCCTTTCCGCCGCTATAAGCCACACTGAAAGGGCGATTCATCGTGTCTTCCACAAACCACTTTGATTGGCCAGTGTATACAGCCGCAATCTCAGCAATGGCTGCTGCGGCTTTGATTTTATAATCGCTACTCATCGGTTCCCCTCCTAATCCTCAATAACAGAAGCTCTGGAAACGATTTTAGGATCAACGATAATTTCGTTTGTATCTGTTGTCTCTCCACCACAATTCGGGCATGTTGGGTTATCATAGTCATCTAATGATTGAATTGCGAAGTGTGTCTCGCAGCTTTCGTTATCGCATGTGTAGCAGTTATATCGCATCTTTGTTCCTCCTTGTGTTTGCGGCTATGCCGCCATCGTTTCGACCGAAATCACTCAAGCCGTATAATGGTTAATCCTCAATAACATGTCCTTCCCAAATAGCTGTATCCTCTGCTGGAGTCTGTTCTGTTTCTTTCATATGGCTTCTTCCCTCAATTTCCGTTTAAATACCGCACCCGCACCAGTCGAATCCATCCACGTATGGCACGCCTTACAAGCGTCTAGAAGGTCGTCAGCGGTCGTTCTACGTTCGATGATACGTCTACCCTTCTTGTGTGCTTGCTCGACCGCTAGAGCGCCTTGGCAACGTTCTCTGACTTCGCAGATACCGCCTGATCGTGCGCGAACTTCTTCGCGTACTTTGTTACTGATTGCGCCAAGTGTCGTTTGCTTCGGTTTGATGCGCTTGCTATTCGTCTGCATCTCTTTGGTAATGGTGCGTGCCGGTTGATTGGATAGCATAGTGGACCTCCTATACAGCTTCTTTCAAGGCTCTTTCGATCATTAACCATTCATCTTCCGACTTCACATCATTTTTGAGATACTTGATCTCCCTACTTAGTACAGTCGAAGCAAATTTGTTCAAATCAGGCCAAGCCATGTTTAGTTGCTCACGAAGCTTGTACACTCTCGCCGTAGCGCTCCCGCCTGTATTTTGCGGTCTGCTTTCTGTTTGCGGTGGTAGCGAGGAGTAATCTTCTGGCGGTGGTGGCGGATATCCATAATTCGATTCTTGCCTGTTATAACCGCCATTAGATGGCTTTGGAGCGCTTGCTGCATTACCATCATCATCATCCCCTAGCGATAAGGAAAGAGCTGCTGCGAGGCTATAGCGACGTCCATACGTGATAGCGGAGCCTGCGCCTTGCGGATCGTTTTTGGATGGTCTTAACACAAGTGGTTCCGATTCGATATATTCACCTGATGTGTGAATTAGCATGGTCCGGACCGTTATTCGTTCTCCGTCACCGCCTGGGAATTGCAGGACCGACAATCCGTTTTTCGCGAGTACCGGCTTCACGTGATCAATGATGTTATCCAGCGTTGAATACTGGTTTTTGAAATGTGGGTTTGTTCCGTCCTTATCAATCTTTTCAATCTCAGCGTTGAATTCCGCCAATGCCTTCGCGATATTTATGATGCTATCGCTTTTGTTGCACATCTTTTTCACGCTCCTTCATGGTTAATTCAACTTCTTGCAATTCGTATTCATCCGGACGATCCGGCTTATAATGGCTGACTTCCATGTATACATTTGCTTCATCCGCATCATAGAAGCGTTTGGCCTGTCGTAGCTTTGTTGTATGGTCCGCCATTTTGCTCCAATAAAGGCCGGTTTGTTTGTGCTTTAGTACGTAACCTGTCCACGATTCCATATGTTCACTTCCTGATAATCGTGATAAAATAGGAGTAGACATCTTCCAAATTGTCTGAGTCACGCGCCCATTGACTGCGAATCAATGTGGCGCATTTTATTTTTCTGCTCTTTGAGCCATAATCTGCGGTAGTTACGCAGGTATTCGCGTTTTAGATGCCTGCTCTTGGTGAGTTTGGCGAGTGTGAGGAAGTCTGATTTACTTTGGAGGATCATCCTAAGCGATCTCCCTCCTTTCCACCGCTCTATTGTGCTCGAAGTGAAGTTTACGTTGAGCATCTTGCTTCTCTTTCTCGCGGTAAAAGTCAATCCTTGAATCGACATGGCCCTTCACCTGTATGGTTAGCTCCTTCGTAAATGCATCCTCGTATGCTTTGCCGCCAACCATCTCGATCATGTTGCAGATTTGTGTGAATGTGCCGTTGAAGAACTCAAACTCAAATGTGAAGCTACGGTACGGTTCGAGTAGCATCCAGTTATCGCCGTGCTGGAATGGATCGGTCAGGTAGTCGCGGTCAACGGTTGAGTGGTAGGCTTCGTCGATTTGCTGATGCAGCGCCTTGTGCGCGTTGTCCAGTACGTTGTGAGCTGCGTCGATCGGGTCTATGGTGAATTTCATAGTAATTTCACTCCTGTCATTTCGAATAGGCATTCGCTGCAATATCGCTTTCCCTCAAAAGTCGCTTCTGCTTCATATTCACCGCACTCGCAAGCTTGATCGGCCAGCGGCTTCACTTTCGGATGCTTGATCGGCGGTGTTGGGTAACCGGTACGATTGACTCTCTCTATTTGTGGGTGCTCGAGCATTCTGATTCCTCCATTTGCTCCAATATGATGGGTAACTCTTGATCGATAAATCGTTTAGCTAAGATGTATTTGTGGATTATGCCGGATTTCTTATAGCGTTGTAAGAAGGTGCTTATGGTGTAGATGAGAAGCTTCATGCACCTTTTACTTTGGATTCAAGTTCCTTTTTATCCATCTTCTTAATCTCAGGTATGAGCCATTTGCTCATAGCTGCTGCAATCAGGTTGGCAGGTGGTTTGATTTTCTCTGTGCTCATGGTTGTTTTCTCCTTTCGCTGTAGTAAACTTTAGTAAGCAAAAGTAAACTTGTGTGATATAATTGTGGGTGAATTTACTGGTTTGATGCGCCTTGGTGCTGACGATCCATATAAGGTACAATTCCGCGTTTTGCTAAGATTTCATGGATGAACAGCCGGCCTTTTTGCGTCCATTTCGTGTTCATCTTTACAGATCGATCACCGTTATTGTGTAGAACATCGATCGTCTGAGACTTCGTAAAGCCTTTGTCCTGGTATTTGTGATAAAGCAGCCATTGCCCGCCAAGTTTGTATTGAACCTTTTCTTCGTGGAGAATTTGATTTAATGCTTGTCCAGAAAGGCCGTAGTCTTTTGCAATTTGCGTGATCGCAACTGTATCTTTGCTTTGGAGTATAGTGTCTAAGTAGGATATTTTCGGCTCGTATTCTTTCACGCGCTGCTCAAGCATCAAATTTTCGGTTGCCAGCTTGTTGAATTCCTTGCGTTCGTCGATCCATTTTTGAGCGCGACTGATTGGATCATCGATCATGTAGGATGGTTTGTTTGTGTTTAGCAACTCATCGCGCATCCGACGGAATTCGTTGAGGAATTTTACTTTCATCTTCATGGCTTCTGGTGTTACATAGCTCATGGCTACGATCGCAAAGGCGTCTTCGGTGAGGTTGATTTTAGGGTAATTTCTGCCACGATCGTTCGTATAAGTTGACTCCGCAAAGTTGCGGAGTGAGAATTCTATTTCTCCAGCTTTATTTAACTTATCAATTTGATTTCTAATATCTCGAAGAACATCATCATGTGATTTAAAAAATTCTTGCGCTACAACTAGGCTATCTGTAAACAATTGATTATTTTCGATGAATACAATTTTCATGCCGGTTCACCTTCCCCGTACCATTTGATTTCAGCAAGTGTGCACTCGGCTAGAAACAACTCGTTCTTCAGGGTTTTTAGCAGAAGTTCGAGATGATTACGGCGCCGGCGTTGCTCGCATGGTAATTGAACACGACTGAACGAAGCGATTTCAGTCTCTACTTGCTCGACTTCTCGCTTCTTTTCTTCGTACGCACGAAGAGCATCTTTCAACGTTGGAAGACTTTGTTTCATTTGACTCACTCCTTTAGGCTGATGTTTTTTTTGTTTTCGAATTAAGCGTAACGCTTAGTTTTTGGGCAAAAAAATGGGTTACATCCTCACCCAATGCATCTGCAATTAAAAACACGTCATCTAAATACACTCTGCGACGTCCTTTAGCAATATCGTGGTACCAAGCAACAGTACGGCCGCAATGTTTTGCAATATGAGTCTTAGTAACGCCTTTTTTCTTGCGAGTTTCTTCGATTTTGATAACTACTGGATTCATTCTATCACCTCTCCTTTTAATTAAGCGTATCGCTTAGTTATGTCTTAAATATAGACTATGCGTTTCGCTTAGTCAAGAAGAAATTTTGCTTTTCGCTTAATTTATTATTCGTTTCGCTTAATATTGGTATATTAATAATGGAGAAAGGAGGTTCACTATGTCGAGTTTGGGGTCACGTTTAAAGGAAGCAAGGGAAAAGAAACGCCTAACTCAATTAGAGGTAGCGAACAAGTTGGGGATATCTAATGGAACTCTATCAGGATACGAACGGAATTACCGTGATCCGGACACGGAAACATTGCGCAGATTGGCAGACTTATACGATGAATCAGTAGATTGGCTAACAGGAAATAATCAAAATAGATATTCAAAAATAAAAAATGAAGAAAAGATCGTTCCACAAGAAAAAACGGCCTGGATTATCAAGAAGCTCGTAGAGAAATACGATCTTGATTTAGCTAATAATCCAGAGGCCGAGAGTATGTTAGAAGACTTAATTCAGATGGTGGCAAAACATAAAAAATCATAATTCACATTCCAATAGTAATGTTTTTATCTCATCTAGAAGTTCTGACGACTCAATATGTACACTTAGTTTTTCTACAATAGATTCTGCAAGTTCTTGGAGGGGTTGTTTTTCTGTCAT